CCTCCTAAGAATAGTGCAGAAATGGAAAGTCCACGGCCAACCCTGCACGAAATGGCCGTGGACTTAATCCTAGTCACAGTCCTTGCGGACTGTCATGTCTGTTTATCGGTTGCTCTAATTAAGCAGCATTACCGATGAAGTGTTTGACATGTGATGTTTGTGGCAAGTTGCCATCAACACGCATTGTTGCGCGGAAGGTAACAAGGCCTGAGCTGAATGCGAAGTCATCGCTTCGATCCAACTTGATGCCGCCAACTTGACGAACATAGTACGAAGGAAGGTGTCCAAAGATTACCGACTTCGCGCTAACTGCTGTGTCAACGATTGCTGGGTTCTCGTATACCGGATATCCAAGGAGCAAGTCTTGTGCATCAGCATTCAATGCTGGTGAGAAGACGTAGTTGCCTGCGGTGTCCTTCAACGAACGCATCTTCGCGATTGAAGACGAGTTCATCTGGAAGCCCGAACCTGCAAGACGACGACCTGCTGTGTCTACCGAGTAGACCAGGCTGATCAAGTTGTCTGCTGTGAACGCACCCGACACACCCGTTCCGCCGGTGACGCCGAGCGATGAAGCCACGACGATACCTTTTGGTTGGTTTGTGCCTGAACCAGTTGTCAACGCTGCGTTGACACGGTAGCCAAGTTCGTTGCCGACTTGATCTGCCAAGAATGACAAGATGTCGACACCGCTGTCTTCGATCAACTCTGTTGAGAGTTGAACAAGGAACGAATACTTGTACGCACCAAGAGTGACGAACTGATTAAATACAGGATCGCTCTCAGCGATTGCTGTACCTTCACCTGTGATTGCTGCCGTTGAATACTGAGCAAGTGATGGAATCTGAAGATTCTCACCCGATGCAGTGTTCAATACAGTTGATGTCTGGAGCATCGGACCAACGTGACGAGCAAGCATGATGACCTGATCGTAGAAAGATGTTGGAACTGGTGAACCAGTTGATGTCTTTACAACATCACGCTTTTCAAACGAGTACGAACGAAGTTCGCCTTTTGCCATCGAGCGGATAACTTCTGCATCCGAACGAATACCGCGTGGTGCATCAGCGACTGGACGAACCTGATCTGCGATGTCACGAGTTGCTGCTTCAAGACGAAGTTCACGGGCCTCATCGGCGCGGAGCTTCTCGATTGTTGCTTGGCGATCCTCAAGTTCTTTGCTGATGCGCTCGTATGTCTGAGTCTCTTCTGCTGTCAAGTCACGCTTCTCAGCGGTTGCAACATCAAGAATCTTCTTTGCGGCTTCCCACGCTGTAGCGCGTTGAGCCATTTGTTGTTCAATGAATTGTTTCATGATTTCTCCATGATTGGTTGATATGTGGATGCGCAGGATTGTTTATTCCGATGGCGCGGGTCGCTGACCAATCTCTAGTCGTAGCGGGACGCTTACCGACAGACCGAGTGTATATGAGAAACTAGAAAGTTTTCAACAGTTCAAGATGTTTCGCCAACAGATTCACCGACGAAGGAACCTTGGCTGGTTCGGCTCGAAGTTTGCTGACCGCGCTCGACAACAGATCAGCCGACTCATCCGACAAAGTGCCACCAGCCTCAAGGACCGTGATCGCTTCAGCGAGTTTGTCTGCGTCAACACCTGTGCGCTCGGCAAGGATGTCAAGAGATCGGACAGAAGCCGAAGTGGCCGTGTAAGCAGGGAACCCTGTCACAACCGAAACCTCATGCAAACGTACCTGACGCAGTTCGCGAGTCATGCCGTCATCTGACCATTTGTCGCCACCGGATGGAACAGAGAACCCGAATGACATCGAGTCAACATCGCCGCGCTTCATCAACACCGACAAGTCACGACCGACCGTCGTATCAGGTAGATCGGCGTTCACCAACAAACCTTTTGAATCTTCTTCAAGACGCAAAGTCTTCGATCGTGTCGAAGCAAGAAGCATTGACGAGTCATGATTCATGTACATCTTGATTGTGTTGCGACCCTTCAAAGATTTCTTAAATGCACCTGGTGCGATTCGCTCGATGAACGGCAACGGTTCAGAGTCAGAATTGAACACCGCCGCATAACCTGTGAAAGACATTCCGTCACCAGTAGGACCTTGACGCAATTCAAAATCGTTGATGTGAATGCGGCGTGTCTCTACAGGCATGGATTCCATGGTTGGAATGTTAGCAAAGTATTCATCCTTCTTGCGATGAAACGAGAACAGTCCACGCTCGGCCTGTATCGCATCAGATTTTCTTGCGAACCAATCTCGTGCCGGTTGAGGGTTCAACGGATTGATGCCCCACAGATAGTGTGCGACCGCACCCGCACCAGGGAACTGATCGTTGGTTGAGTCCGAGTTCTTTAGTGCTTGTAGGTCTACGGCGTGTCGTTGCGCCCATGCGTTCGCTCGCACAACTTTGTCTTCGGTGATGTCGCCTCGCGCCATGTCTCGTGCCTCACGAACGGTTCTATCGACCAGCCCTTCACCCGCGAGACCTTGACCGTAGTAGTCCAATCCTTTTCGGGCTGCGGTGCGAATGTAGACAGGAACTTCGAGAGATACTTGACGCACCGATTCTTGTTCTTCTTCTTCTTCCTCCTCTTCCTCTTCCATTTCTTCTTCGTGCGGTTGCCATGCGTTGCAATAGAATCCGCCGTCAACATACTCATCCCACTTCTCGCACCATGCTTTGAGATTGTCGCCATCTGCGATCACATTGTCATCATCGTAGAACGCACAGTTCCCGCAAGCGCGACCTTCAGGAACATCAGCCGACAACGCAGGCCGATAATTATCAGGCAACGCACGTTCACCACCAGGTTCCATATCCTCGGCGATAGACACCGCAACCATCTGATCGATTGCATCCTGTTTCGTCGAGTGACAACCGATCACTTCACCATCTTCTTTAATGGTTGCCCACCCAGAACAATCTGGTGATTTGTCGGTAATGAAGTAAGGCATTAGAATCTTGACACGAACACATGAACTTGCGGTGTTGCCGAACTTGCTATCGCAAACAATTCATCGCCTGGATACAAAACAAGCTTCAAAGTTTCGGTGTCAGGGACATGCAATCCGTTCAATGCAGTTCCCAATGATGAATCGCCGATATATATAGAATCATTGCCACCATGATCATGGTTATGAACAATGATCTGCTGCGCCATTACCTGAGCAGGCACAATCTTGGTTGCAGTACCAGCATTCAAAGTGTATTTAGCAGCAAAGATACTCATGGCATCAACAATAATACTTCAGCGTCGTCGTCAAGAATGCTGAATGTGATCGTGGATGTTGATTGCGATGTCATGCCACCAAGACTCGTCAAAGATACCGCATAGCGTCGTTTCGGTTGGATGACAGGTATCTCGACGATTGGCTCGATGACGGGTTCAATCTTTTTGCGTGGCGTCGTTGAATAAACTCTGCGACCACCAGACGGTGCCGGTGTTGGCTCAGGTTCTGGTGGTGTTGGTATCGAATCAACTGTTGCGACTAGACCGCCGAGGCTTGCTGTTGCGATGGCGTTCTGTTCGACTGCTGTGATAGCCGAAGCGGCAAGACCGCCGAGGGTAGCCGATGCGGTTGCTGGTAGTGCAACTGTGGCAGTGGCCGAAGAAGCAAGACCGCCAAGGTCAGCGGATGCTGTTGCCGGTAGGACAACTGTTGCGGTCGCCGAAGAAACAAGACCACCAAGATCGGCAGACGCCGTCGCAGGTAAAACAACTGTCGCGGTCGCGGTACTCGACAAACCATCAAGCGACGCTGAAGCAGTAACCGAATGTGCAACGGTCGCTATCGCTGACGCCGACATTCCACCAAGCGACGCTGAACCTGTGGCTGTGGTTAAGAACTCTGCACCATCAAGAACTCTTGTGCCATCAAGTGTGCTGGAATCGAGAAGGAATGCAAGACCGCCATCCAACCCGTAGGTGGCGTCGTTAAGTTCGCTCGTGTCGAGCAGGAATCTTTTGACCGCCATCGCGGCCTACTAACTAGCGACAGTTAGCGAAGCAGACAGATTGCCAGATGAAATTGTGTATGTATCGCCTGCTGTATAGGCGTTGCCTGTGATCGTGCCTGAGAACAAGAAGTTGCCTGCACTTATATTGTCCCAAGCGGTGAAGTGTGTTGCGTCTTGCGAACCTGCGATATTCGTCCAACTGATATCGGCATCCGATGTGATCGCACCATTTGACGCAGCACCAAACGAAACAGATTTGCGTGTCGTTTCGGTCGCAGCATTCGAAGTGCCTGCTGCACCTGGATCACCGACATGAAGTTTGATGTACACAGTTGACACCGAATACGCAGTCGCGTTACCGAGCGCGTCAAGAAACGAGTTGCAAAGATAAGCAGATAAACCTGTAGCCATTACTCTTCAACCCTTTCGGTGATAGTCAAGATTCTACCTTCGGTGTCACGTTCAACTGTGCGGACAGTCGGCTTGTTCTCCGGCACGTTCACACGCACCACAGTTTCAGGAACATTGATGACAGGTGCGGCCACGTTTACGTTCGCTGGTGGAACATTCACAACCACTTCAGGCATCGTCACATTCACGTCACGCTGATTCACGTCATAGGTCGGTGTCGGTTCAGCAACCTGTTGCAAGAGAACTGGTGCGACGCCTGTGTGAACGATCGGCTCGATGTCAAGTGCTTTCAATACTGATGCTGGTTCGAAACCTGCGTTGATGAGGCGTTGAGCCATCAATGTTTTGCGGTCAAGTTCGGTGAGTCCAGCAGCGGCAAGATCGACGTTCGCGAGAGGTACACGATAAGCATCGCCACCTTCAGCCGGACGCAAATCCTCGAATCGGCGAACATCGTTGATTGACAACCAGCCTGCTTGTAGTCCTGATGAGTATCCTGCGACTCGTGAACCGAAGTCGCCGCGCATCAAACCATCAAGGTTGAACTTCATGAACGCACCATTGGTGAGAAGTTTGTTGGAGTATCCGTCTTCGATCTTGGTGACGTATGGTCGGAGTGTGTGCATTACGAAGTGGATGCCGTTCATTTCAACCGAAGCGTAAGCTTGCGCACCTGACTGGATCACACCAGCCATCGATGGTGGTACACGGAACGCACGAAGGATTTCTTCGACTGCGAACTGTCGTGATTGTAGGAACTGTGAGTCGTCTGGTGCGACCGAAGTTGTCGTGTACTTTGCGCCGCCGAACAGGATGCCTGGACGATGTGAACGACGCAAACCTTTGTGACCTTCTTCGAATCCGTCAACAAGCGACTTGGCTTGTTCACGGGTCAGGTTGCCTGGGAACTCGATGATGCCAGAAGTGTGCGAACCTTGACCGAAGAACCTCGCAGCGAACTCTTCCAATGCCTTCGACAATCCAAGGTTCTCTTTGATTAGTTCAATGCGTGAACGGCCACGAAGATCACCAGGCAAACGCAACTCGGACAGATGAATCATGTCATCATGCTCGATGACATACTGGTTGTCGTAGACGTAGATGATGCGACGTGACTCATCGCGTTTCACTTCAACTTTCAACGGATTCAAAACCGACAAACCAGCGACACCTTGATCATCGCGAATAATGCGAGTGAACGAGTTGCCGTTCAACAGCATCGAGACAAGTACCTGTTGGAAGTGGTCGGTGCGTGACACACCGATTTCGGGCATGTCAACCCATTCTGGTCGTGGTCGGTAAGGACGGCGATCACCATCGACACGAATGTATGTGTCGACTGGCAGAGTTGAGATAGAGTCAGCGATCAGTCGGACACACGCATACACGGTTCCGATTTTGAGTGAATCTTCTTGTGTGACAACTGTGCCGGCGTTCGTTGTGA